CCACAAAGTATAGCCCCCACCTATCATAGCAAATGATGCTGTTACTATACCAATACCTTTGGTTATGTTTTCAATATCAAAACTAAACATAATATGCCCCTACAATATATACTATGTTTATTTAGCCATAAAAAAAGGCAACCTGGGGTTGCCCTTTTTAGTTTAATATAAGTTTAGCTTAGAAGTTAATGCTAACTTTTACAACTGCTTCGCGATCAGTTTTGTTAAAATCGGCATCGCGGTCATCAACAATAGCTGCTGACACAACTGCGCCGCCTACTGTTGTTTTAACACCAACTGCGGTTGAACTATTTGATCGGTCAAAGTTGGTGTAGTCACCTTCTTGTGATGTCCAACTGTAGCCTACTTCTGCAAATGGAGTTACTGTGCCTAGCGAATACTCTGCACCAACTGTTGGAGCAAAACGTAGTTCGCGTTTGGTGTATGAATCACCATCAGTAGTACTCAATTCAGGAGTGGCGTAAACTGTGGCGCCGGCAATTGGCATATTAAATGTCTTGCTTGCATAGAACCTGTAGTCGCGATTAGTGCTGTCATCAATGACTTTAGCACCAAGTGTTACTGGAAGACTGTTTACGTGCAAGTCAAGTACTTGTGCTTCGTCATCAAACTCAGGAAGACTTGCTCCTGTGCCTAAGCCTAAGCCAAATACTTCGCCTTCTGCTTCTAGAATAATTCCAGTCTTGTTAAAATCGCCGTCTGCCGCAAATGCAGAAGTTGAGATTGCCATAGCAGCAAATAGTGATAATAGTTTGTTCATTTTATTTCCTTTTGATTGTATATTAGTTTGACTATCAAACTACATTGTGTGTCTGTGTGTCTAGACAAATTACTTAGCATACTAGTATAAACACTGAGACAAAAGTGAGTAAAAAGAAAGCACCCGAAGGTGCTTTCTTGCTATGTTTGGTAACAGGGTCTAGCTACCCCGTAGCGATCATGCCGCTAGTGCGAAGTTTTTGTTTGCTTCTATTTTGTTTGTTCGCGGTACGGCGCTTACATCCCGGTAACTCCACTCTTCTATCCTGCCTGTCGATACCTACTTCATCCCCATCATAAACACACACCTGACGTTTCTTATGTCTCAATATGCTATCTGCATATCCAGCGTATGTGCTTATGGTGGAGATGCCGGGAGTCGCACCCGGGTCCAGCTCAGTTGTCAAATTGCTTCAACGTTACAATACTATTTATACACTAGCATTAGGTGTTTGTCAACCTAAAATTAAATCCATAGCAAACTTTTTGTCTTCTATGTCTTCAGCTGTTAGGCCTTTTTCTTTTTCGCCTGGCTTAATAGGTTCTAACCAAGTGTCTGCAATATATGCACGAGGCGAAGGACCTAACTGTATATTTAAATCGTCAGCTTCGATCCACCAGTAGTTGTCTGTAATAACTGCCTGACAAGGCATACCTCTATATTGAAACAAGGTTCCTGCTTCAAAACGTCCAATGTGTTCGGCAACTTTAACAATACGTCCTACATTTTCTTTTTGAATTGAAAATTTAATTACTGCAAGATCACCTTGTTTACATTTCATAAACCTATTAAACTCCATCCATGGTTTGCAATTGCATTCAAGATAATAGCAAGGCAAGTAAAAATGTGCAAGACCACCCACCCAGTACGAATAATTGCAACTCGGTCAGCCTTATTGTCATCATCGTATGCTTTCTGTCCAATAGCCTTGCACCAATACTCCCACATTGATTACATTTCATTCTTTTTATCTTGAATTTCTTTGCGACGATCTTTTGTAAGTTTACCGAGATCCCCTAGTGCCTTACGAGCACGAGCGGCTGCGGCTTTTACACCTTTACCTTCAAAAGTTTCTGCTTCTGTTAGGTAGTTATTAAATGCTTGAACAATTTCTTCATGCGTAGTTTTATCCATGATTTTCTCCTGTTACTATATCATAAATTTCTTTCCACTTAGTCACACGATGTGCTAGGCCTACATAATCTGCATTATGCGGGTGTATCATTAAGATACCTTCAAGACCTAATTCAATTCCTGTGTCAACATTTTGTGGTTTATCTTCTACCCAATAGCACCCGCTATCTTTATAGGGTAGTAGAGCTTCGTCTTTGTCTGCACCTGTATCAAGATACACATATTTTTCAAAGACAGTATCACCAAACATTTCACGCAAATTTTTAGTGCGCAAATGTTGTGAATAATCATCGTTACTTAAACTTGTAATTGCATGGAAAATATATCCGTGCTCTTGGTGTAATCGTTTTACATAGTGAATAGCATCACGTAGTGGAGGTAGCTTTCGAATCCACGCACTTTCGTTAAACATACGGATCAATCGCATAGTTTCGTCTTTTTCTAATCCGTATTTGATATTCATTTGATAATGGCCAAGTTCCACTACCTTATACCCGTGACGCTTCATCCATTGATCAAAACTATATTCCCAATCAAACAAAACTCCGTCACAGTCAACTAGTATACACTTATCTTTCATCTATTGCCTTTCTCTTTGCCTATTGTTCTATTATGTATTATTATACTATCTGAAAGTAAGTTTGTCAACCTATGCTACTTGAATTCCTGTGGTTTGTTGTGTATATTGTGATGCAATTTCTTTTTCAGTTTTAGCAACGCATGCAATACTATGAGCTTGTAAGTGAAATTTACTGTCAGGGCTTACGCTAAACATAAATGGTGCTAGACCCATTCCCTGCTGTTGAACTATCATAACCATTGGTTTATGCAGTGTATAAGATTTATCATCTTCTTTGTCAAGTCTAGAGATAATTTCTTCGCCTGATGTAAGTTTGAAACTTACAATATCGCCTTCTTTGTATGGTGTTTCTATTAACATTATAATGTATGTCCTGTTCCGTTATAGCCTGTTTCTTCTACGTATGTTTTTAGTTGATCCCAGCCGCCGATCTTTTCGCCGTTGACTACAATCTGTGGAAAGGTCCTTGCACCTGGAAAGTGCTCAAGGACTTCCTCGCGAGTAAAGTCAACATCAAGTTGACGATACTCAAAGTTAAACTTGTTTTGTTCACAAAATGTTTTTGCTTGTTCACAGTGCGGACACTGTGCCTTGCCCCAAATCTGTATCATAAACTGAATCCCTTAAATGTATCAGCACTTACGTCCTGTTTTGTACCGCCTTGTATGTAGCTAGTAATCTCAGTTTCTTGCGGAGCAACTTGTACATCTGCACCTGAGATCCATTTCTGCGTCCAAGGAAGTGGATTATTTTTAATGTTGTATGGACTTTTCAACCCTACATTATTCATTCTTTTTGTAGCAATATATTCTACGTACTGAGATAATAGCTCTGTGTTGAGTCCGATCATTGATCCATCTTTAAACAAATAATTTGCCCATACTTTTTCTTGATCAACTGCATCAACAAACATTTGAATACATTCCTCTTCTGTTTCTTGTGCAATCTTTGCAAAATCCGGATCGTCTGTTTTTAGAATTTTGAGGAGTGCTTGTGTGCTTGCAAGATGTAGATTCTCGTCACGGGCAATTAGTTTAATGATTTTAGCATTGCCTTCCATTTTCTTAAGCTCTGCAAATGCCCAACTACACGCAAACGAAACATAAAATCTAACCCCTTCAAGAATGTTTACACTCATTAGTGTAAGCCATAATTTCTTTTTAAGATCATATAAGTCAACTGTAACATCTTTGCCGTTAACTTTGTGATTTCCTACGCCTAGCAAATTGTAGTACATAGAAGTGTCTACCAGACTATCGTAGTATTTTGAGATACTGTCTGCACAATCTACAATTTCTTTGATATCCATTAATTCGTCAAATACTTTTGACGGATTACTATACACATTACGAATAATATGTGTATATGATCTAGAGTGAATTGTTTCTGAGAACGTCCAGGTTACAATCCAGTTTTCTAGTTCTGGCAAGCTTACAACTGGATTGAACGCTTCTACAGGAGCACGACCTTGCACACTATCTAAAAGTATTTGACGTTTTAGATTTGATGTAAAAATGTGCTGCTCATGTTCGGTTAGGCTTTTAAAGTCTTTTGCATCCTGATAGATGTCAACTTCTTCTGGACGCCAAAAGAAGCCTAGCTGTTTGTCTGTCAACCCATCAAACTGTTTGTACTTTAAAGTATCGTAGCGTTGGATAGTAGGACCGCCGCTTGGATCTAAGAATGCTGTAACTTTTGTATGGTCTACTCTATTGTCTGTGTCAAAAACGCTTGCCATTTTAATTTCCTTCTTCACTATATGTTTATAA